CGAAAGATGGAAGTAGATGTTCACGGATACTGCAGACAAAATGCAGAACACCAAGAAAACCTAAAATTCGGAGACGACGACTGGTGAAGAAGAAAGTACAGAAGATGTTAGACTGGTTCTATCAAGACAGTGATAGAGGTGAACAAAACATTGCTGAATGTAAAACTCTCTATGATCTTGTAGAACGTCTTCAGTACCGTCTAGAAGATATGGAAAATGAACATATGCAACTAACTCGTGAAATTGCTAGATTACAAGGTAGACTAGATACGTTGGAATCTCGATTACCTGATGAAGATTAACCTTTGGTACTCAAAGAGTATGGAACAGTGGCGCTGGACTCTATCTGAAGAGTTTAAAAACGGTGTCACTAAACTAGAGCAACACTCTGGTCAAAGAATCTATCTACGTGATGCAATGGAAGATGTTGCCAAAACCGTAGAGTATATGTTAGAATCTAAAGATAAGCAAGAATAGCTCAGCGGTAGAGCATCTCGTTTACACCGAGGCGGTCGGGGGTTCGATCCCCTCTTCTTGCATATAAATAAGTGTGGAAAAACTTCTGTGACAGAAGAAACACATTATAACAATGGATAATATAAAGGTCAGGTGCCGCTCCTGTGGTAAGGAGTTGATTGGGCACCCAAGTAAGAGCATTTCTTGTGGTTGCTCTAATATGACAACCATTCGTGGGGATAAGATATCTGCAGTTGACTTAGGTCAAGTTGTTATGTTAAACTCTTATACAAGTAAGAAAGAAAATGTTCTTTCTTCTGAGGATGTTCAATGGCAAGAACAGCGAAGAAAACGTAAAGTTCGTAAGTTAGACTTTGAAATCCGCTAGGAAAGGTGGTCGAGTGGTTTATGGCACTGGTCTTGAAAACCAGCGATGTGCAAGCATCCGTGGGTTCAAATCCCACCCTTTCCGTTAGGAAATCCACACACTATTGCGAAGTTGTAATTCGTTACTAGAATAGCTAGTGTGTATTTCAAACTAAAAAAAATGGACAACACATCCTTTGAAAATTGGGTGAGAGTCAAGGAAGCTCTTGAAGAGTCAGGAAATACTGAAAATTTCTATTACAGGCGAGCTTGTGCTATAGTATCAGGAGCACCTGATCCTATGGAAAATCTATCTAATGTCGCACAGGATGGATCAAATTAAACCAGCTCATTATGTCACTCGTGAAGAGTGTCAAGAGATGATTGACGATGCAATACGAAAACATAATCGTAACGCTGGAATTATTAGTATGTTTGTTGGTTTCTTTGTTCTTGGACTCTTTAGTGAGGGTCTGTTGAGACTTATTGGGGTTATTCCACCAGTAGTGCCATGGCTTCATCCACATTTATAGATCAATTGGGAGTTGTTATGTTATTCCTTTTTGGAATAACTATGATTATTCAGGGTCACTTTATATTTCATGGTAAACATGGATATAAACATTCTGAACGTGAGAAACAAAAGATGTCCAAAACTCGCAAGCAAGTAGAAGATCTTCTAAAGACTAAATGAACGCTGACGAAAAGAGAGAGTTCTACAAAGGACTCCGAGAGCGCATCAAACAACTCAGAATGGAACATTTATTTGAAGAACCTTGTCCTTTGTATGAGGATGATGATGAGAAAAATTAACACGTTCACACTAAACATTACAGTTGCTATCTTAGACTACCTGTATCAAGGTCGTCACTTTCAGAGATTCTGGGTACTTGAGGAGATAGCACGGGCACCATATTTCGCTTTTTTAAGTGTGCTTCACTTGCGTGAATCATTGGGTTTGCGTGGGCAGTGGCATATTTACTTGATGAAACAGCACTTTGAGCAATCGGTCAATGAAACAGAACATCTGGAACTCATGGAATCTAGGGGCGGTAATGCTTATTGGATTGATCGCTTTCTTGCCAGACATCTCGTACTTGTCTATTATTGGATCAACGTGGTTTATTATTGGATATCTCCTCGCGCTGCTTACCATCTCTCCTACGAAATAGAAATCCATGCTATGGAAACGTATGGTAAGTATCTGTCAGAGGTTGATGCATCTGATATAGATATATGCAGTGTGATGAATGATGAATTGCATCATGCTCAAGAATTATATGAAGCGATGAGGATTATTGACCCTGATCGTTTAACTGTAAGAGAAAAAGATCGCAAACCATTTCCACCAGATGTAAGTGATTTAAGTTCAGTAACATTAGTATCGTCGGAACAAAAATGAAAGTAGGTTTAATCGGTCTCGGTAGAATGGGCGAGGGTATGTCTCGCCGTATGTTGAAAGCAGGCATCGAAGTTTGGGGTTACAGGAGGAATTATGCAAAAGCTCAAGAAGCGTATGAAGCAGGTTATGTTAGTGGAGTTGCCACTAATCTGGAAAGCCTTGTTCAAGTAGTTCATAGTCAAGATGGTCTGGTTGGTAAAGCACCAGGTATCTTTCAATTGGTCATTCCAGCAGAATTAGTAGAGGAAACACTTGATGAGTTACTACAGTTTTGTGTGGAGGGAGATATTATTATTGATCATGGCAATAGTAATTTTAAAGACACTCGCCGCAGGGCGGACAGGCTTGCTAAATTTGGCATCTCATATCTTGACTGTGGCACTAGTGGCGGTGTTTACGGTTTGGACCGTGGATACTGTCTTATGGTTGGGGGTGCAAATTTTGCAGTATCCACCTGCGCTCCAATCTTTAGGGCACTCGCACCAGGTATTGGAGCTGCCTCTCGTACAGATCCCCTCAGTTATGAAACAAGTGCCGAGCATGGTTGGTTACATTGTGGACCACCTGGAGCAGGTCACTTTGTGAAGATGGTTCACAATGGTATTGAGTATGGAGTTATGCAGGCATATGCCGAAGGTTTTAACATTCTAGAGAATGCAAATGCAGGTGCCAAATACGTCAGAGAAGGTGATGCTGAGGTTGCTCCGATGGAGAATCCGAGGGATTATTGCTACGACATTGACGTTTCTGAAGTTGCTGAGTTATGGCGTCGTGGTTCTGTGGTTGGTTCTTGGTTGCTCGATCTTACCGCTGATGTTCTACGGAACGATCACCACCTCGATAAGTTCGATGGGGGGGTCAGTGATTCTGGGGAGGGTCGTTGGACTGTCCATGCTGCTGTGGATCTTGGGGTACCCTCTCCTGTTATCAGCAGCGCGTTGTATGAACGTTTTAACTCGCGCCGTCTTGGTGCTTTCGCATCCAAGGTTCTAAATGGTATGCGATATATGTTCGGAGGTCACCATGTTCGGTAATGTACTTCTTTGGATAGCAGTACCCTTTGTATGTACAACTGTATTCTTTGGGTTCTTCAAAGGAGAAAATGTCTATTACGAATCAGATAAGTATGACGGAAACGGCACCGCACACTAGTGGAATAGTAATCTTTGGAGCAACGGGAGACCTTTGTAAGAAGAAACTAATACCAGCACTCTACAATCTCTGGAAGAAAGATTTGCTTCCAGAAAACTTTTTAATTACTGGTTCTGCTAGAAGAGAACCGACACCAGAGCAATGGAAACAAAGTTTGGGTGATTATCCATCTGATTTTTTGTGGCATTTAGATTATGTTTCTACCGATCTTTCAATGCCAGATACATTGATGCATCTGCCAGATTATCTGGAAGATAATACTTATTTCTTGTCCGTACCGCCAGAACGCTATGAGAATGCTATCGTCAATCTCAAAGAAGCAGGAAAACTTGACGACCCACAAAAATCCCGTGTGGTTATTGAGAAACCCTTTGGGCACGATTATAAATCTGCTCATCATTTACAGTCTGTGGTTGAGCGACATCTACGCGAAAAACAAGTTTATCGCATTGACCATTATCTTGGCAAAGATACTGTTAATAGCATACTTGCTACTCGGTTTAGCAATATTCTGTTGGAACCTTTATGGAACCGTAATTACATAGATGAGATTCAAATCTTTGCAACTGAAATTATCAGTTGTGATGGACGTTCACAATATTATGATACTGCTGGTGCAGTGAGAGATATGTTACAGAATCATGTTCTTCAGGTTCTGTCTCTTATAGCTATGGAAGCACCCTGCAATATGACGGCTAGAGAAATCAGGCGTGAGAAAACAAAAGTTCTTG